TTCCCTCCTGACCTGCCATCTGCACTACTTGAGTTCCAGAAAGAAAAGACTGCTGCTGGACTTGGAGAGAAGCTTGTGAAAGTTGGCAAAGATGGTCAGTCCTATGCATACACAGATTTAAAGACGACTTTACAGGCCGTTCAATCAGGTTCAAAGTTTGGTCTAGTTCATCAAGTCACTCTGCACCCTGTGGGAGAGACTACAGTAATGGTTAGACTGACTATTACCCATGTAGCTTCAGGACAAAAAGAGTCATCTGAATACCCTGTTTCTACTGTCCATCCTGGGGCTAGGAATCAACATCAAGCTACAGGAAGTGCCATTACATACGCAAAGAAGTACCTCTATTGGGGTTTGTACGGGTTGGCAAACGCAGACGACGACGCAAATTCATTGACTATCGAAGACGAAAAGCCTAGGGGGCAAAATTCAGCTTCCCCCGTTTCTTACAACAATCCCCCTAAGGAACCTGAAAGCAAGGAAGCGAGATTGTTTGATGAGATAAGAGCGATTTACAGTAAAGACAATAAGTTTGCACGTGATTTTGATAAATGGTTAATAGAAAAAAAATTAAAAGATACTTTTTCAATTCAAAAGCTCTCAGACAACGAAATTTATTTAGACTTGAGAAAGAGGGTTACTGCTTACAATCTTGATCATAAAAACTAATGGCACTCGAAGCTGAAGACCTCATAAACAATGCAAAAAGCGATTTATCGCAAGCTGTTGTATTACTGCTAAAGAGGCGTAATCATTATTTTGAACGGCAACAAGTTGCCAAATATAGACAAACAAACTGTCAAATCTCAGAGATCAGATCAGCACTAAAAGCACTTGATGAAAACAGCAAAGAGGCAGTTTTGCCTACAATCGCCAAGAGGTTTCCTCATCCAGCGCAAAGGAGCAATAAAGTTTTCACTTGATTGCTTGTCTTGGGCTAATACCCCTAACACCGCAACAAAATACAAAACAAAAGGTGATGCAAATTCACAACTAGAAAGAATCAAAAATTCTTTTCCATTTCATAATTTGAAAGACTTTGATTCAATTCAAATTAAGGAGTATGAATTCCTTTATGCAGGACACAATCAATGGTTTACCAATGACAATTAAAGATGATGATTCTTTTGACTATGTTGAATCATTAAAAACTGAAGCTCTAACAGATTTAGATTTCAATGAATACTTGGTTCAATCAAAATTAGAGCCTGAGCTTTTTAAAAAGTTTTATGCATGGCTACAAGTCAACAAATTAAATAGATCAAGCGGATTGAAAAAAATCCTTAATATGTTCTTTTCAAATAATGAATTTAAACACAATGACTAATTCTTCAAAAAACTTTGAACTTGCTCTTACTTATCCAGTAAGTTATTCAGTTCAGGACAACAAATACGAAAATAAAGATAGGTTTCCAAAGATGGCAAAACTCACTATCCCAATAGAGTCTGCTTATGAATTCGCTCAACATATCATGAGCTTATGTGATAACGAAAAATATCATAAAGATATCTTTGTTTATGATATGAATACTAATGAAAAAATTCCTACGAAAGGCGTTGTTATCTGGGGTAAAGGAAAAGTAGGAGATTTTGATGAGGATCAGTATGGAGCCTATGGATCATTCAATCCTGTAAAAGCTGAGATTAAACAAGCTCCCCAGAATGTGAAATGGGACTCTTCTCCAGTCGTTCCAGAAACAGATGAAATTCCGTTTTAATGGATGATTCTTTCTTTGATAATTTTGAATCTTTTACCGATTCACAGAAGATTGATTATCTATTGGCAAAGGTCAATGAATTATCAACACGTTTAAATTATCTGGAAAGAATTTATTACACAAATAGAGATGCAAACCTTTTAAGTCAATGAGAACAATGAACCCAACTTGTCCAAAATGTATTGGTAATTTTTCAAAAATAACCAAAACAAAAATAGCAGATAATTCTTTTCTAATCAGGGAAAGAGAGTGCTTTGAATGTGGACATGTATGGTATACAGCCCAGCTACCGGAAACAGTGGTTCAGACAGACTCAGTTGTTTCAAGGTTTGCAGAAGGAAGCCTGAACCCTTTTTTAGAAGATAAAATTATGCCTAAGGAGGGGAACTAAATGGAAAAGATTCTATTAACAAAGTCTGAGACAATGAAAGCATTAAATATTGGGAGACGCAAATTTGAAAGCTGGTATCCATTATTTAAAGCTGGAACCCATTACATCCACAAAAACCCAATCAACTTGAATAGTCCCAGACTATGGGATCTTGAGAAGGTAAGGAAAACATTGATGCAACCGCCAAACACTTTGGCCAGATTATTAAAATAAGTAACTTTTTCGCCTTACTGCATTCACGTTCCCGAGGAAGAACAGTATACTGTTTACAGATGGATTTAATTCCATCCGTGGCCCAGGAGCCTCCTGGCACGTACCAATCCCTTAGGCAAGGCGGTCCACGAGAGGGCAACACGTAATCCTCCGCACCGTTAGGAACACCGATACCTCGGTAAATCTGGAGTAGTTCTCCAGTTGTTTGGAAGCCACTCAATCGACTGAGTGGAGAGGATAACAACCTCAAACACAACCAGACGGGGAAGCCCGTCACCATCGGAGAAACAAATGATTACTCAATCAATCAATTCAAAGTCAAAGCTTGCAGATTATAAAAATTATCACAAGCAAGCAAAGGTTCATATTGAAGAGCTAGAAGCTAAGTTAAACAACAAGGCTCTTTCACTTCAAGATTACAAAAGGGACTACGAAAGAAGGGTTCAAGAGCATAACAAAGAAGTCGATTTTCTTCTTAGAGATTTGACAGTTTTGTTTACTACAGCAAAAAGACAAGTTGTAGAATTATTTCCAATCAACTAAAACCCAGCCCCATTTACTTGGGGCTTTTTTATTTTAAAATTACAAAAAAATGATTAATTCAAACCCTATCTCAATAGAAGATTTACCTATAAGAATACAAAAACAAGAAGAATGGATTTCATTTCAAGAGCATGACCAAGAAGTTTTAAAGTTAAGAGGTAAAGGAAAAGTTGGAACTGCACCAAGTCCAGTTATTTCTCTTGAAGATGCAAGACTCGAACTAAAGCATTATTTAAGGGATGGATGGCAAATTAAAACTTAATTAGCTGGGGAGCCTGATGCCCTATGAGAGAAAGGGCTGAAAGCCATAACCAAAGCAGGGCAGTTCTTAATTTCACTCCGAGGTTAATTACTGACTTATCCCCCAGCTCGAAATTTAATTAATTTTCTTATGCCAGATTATGTGCCAATCGGTCAAAAATTCCCACTTGGGAGTCGTGTCAACAAAAAACGAAATGTGGGGATGAGTATTAAAAGAAGCTCCATTAATGGAGAGGTAATTTCTGTAGAAGAGAAATTAAATACAAGAGGTAGAACTTGCTATTACTACACGATCCGATGGGTAGACCAGAGGGTCTCAAAACATGCTCAGCATATCTTGGTTGCATCAAATGACAAAACAGGTTGAATTTTCATTTATTAATTACCCCTAGCTATAGTGAATAGATGGCCGAAGGGTCATTTCTTTATCGGAGTTAAATCATGGGTCAACTAGCTGACCGCTTAAGAGCCAACCTTAAAAAAGTTTCAGCATCAGATGCAAAACAACTAAGGGAACTGGACAAACTATTAAAAGCCAAATTACCTCCTTCATAGGAGGTTTTTTTATTGGTACTTTTTTTTTAAAGCTTCTTCCTCAATCATTGTTGCAAGCATCATTTTTGAGGCATCTAATAAATCCAGCAAATGTAAACTGACAACTTTTAACTCATTTATATCTTCGATGTTAGAAATTAATCTCTTCATTTTTGCCATCTCAAATTCATGAGAAAGCATTTGTAATTCATTTGCATTTCCCTCTTCCATCAGATAGCAGACTAATATTTATACATTGAGCTTATTACGGACGTGGCTGAAAACAATTACCCCTCAGGAATTTATGCTCCCCAAGATGATCCATTAACTCCAACCAATGATGATAATCCAGGGGACGACCCCTCTTGGATCACTTCAGAAGTACTTGATATGTCTGAGAATTGGGCTCCTATCGATTGTTGCGTTGGTGGAACCCAATACTTTAGAAAGTACGCTGCAGCCTTTCTCCCTCAGGAGCCAAAGGAAGACGAAAGTGCATGGGAGCGAAGAGTCTCTCACAGTACTTTAAGTCCTTATACGGTAAGAATTGCAGAGCAGGCCGCTGGTTTAATTCTAAGAAAGCCGATTCAATTATCTAGCCAAAATGAAGGTGGAATATTAGATCCTTATTGGGAAGAGTTTGCTGAAAATATTGATGGATTTGGAACAACCCTTGATAGCTTTGCAAGAAAATTAGCAATCAATTCTGTTCTATATGGACACAGTGCAATTTTAGTTGATTACCCATCGACTGAATCAGCATCAAATCTTGCAGAAGAAAGAGCATTAGGTTTAAGACCTTATTTTATTGAAGTAAGCGCAAAGAATATTCTTGGTTGGAGGAAGTCTCAAAGTAGTCCAATTGCTCCTATTACTCAAATTAGAATCAATGAACTTGTGACCGAGCCATTAGGCGCTTTCGGTGATCAAGTAATTAGGCAAATTAGAGTTTTAGAGCCAGGCAGTTGGAAAGTTTATAGAAAGATAGAAAATCAAGATAAATGGTTTGTATATCAAGAAGGTGAAACAAGTGTGGGAAATATTCCTTTAGCAGTCACCTATAGCCAGAAAGAAGGTGAATTAATAAGCAAACCTCCTCTTTTGCCTATAGCTAATTTAAACATTGCTCATGGTCAAAGGACTGCAGATCTTAGCCATTCACTTCACGTCGCTGCCTTGCCCATTCTTGTACTACAAGGATTTGACGATACAGATAATGAAATTGGCCTAAGTGCTAACTCAGCAATTCTTTTACCGCCTGAGGGAAACGCCAGCTATGTAGAGCCAGCCGCAAGTGCATTTGTAGCTCAACAGGGATTTATTACTGAGCTAGAAAACCAGATGTCTAATTTGGGTATCAGCACATTATTCTCGCAGAAAATGGCAGCAGAGACGGCTGAGTCTAAGCAATTATCAAGGAACGATTCTGACTCTTTATTATCTGTAGTTTCAAAAGATCTACAAGCTTGCTTACAAGAAGCTTTTGATCATGCTGCCTCATTCATAGGAATTGAACCTCCTATTGTCTCACTAGATAGAGACTTTGACCTGGCCCAGCTAGATGGAAACCAAGTTCAACAATATACTCAGCTTTGGATTAATGGGGCCATAACGCATGAAACCCTTCTTGAGATGTTGAAACAAGGAGAGGTACTTCCTCAACTTGATATTGAGACTGAGATTGAACTGACCTCACAGAATAATTTAGGAGCTGCAATTATGACTACTGATGCACCAACAGAAACAGAACTACCTGAAGAGGCAGTAACTGAATGAACAGCTAAAAATCACGATTACCCCTAAGCTATGGGAATATCTATTGCTTGCCTATGACTGAAGCACCAGCGAAAAAGCCAGACGAGGTTAGAAAAAACCCTTTTCAAAAATTTAAAGATGGCCTGGATGATACCACGACTACACTTATAAAAATTGTAGTGCTTGGGTGGAGCGGTGCGATCTTAACTTTAAATTACGTTTCCATCCCAGGAATACCACAACAGAAAATTGATCCAACATTCATAGCTTCAGTGTTTACAGGGGTTCTGGCCTCCTTTAATATTTCAACCACTTCTAAAAAAGGTGATGAAACTAATAAATTAGACGAAGGTAAAAGTAATACAATAGGAGGGGCTAATTATCAAACAATTAGAGTGGAGACACCGATAAAGATTATTCCAGTAGAGCCTAAAATCGATCCACTAACCCAGCGTGAGGTGGACTTGCAAAGCGGTCGCTTAAAACCATGAAAAAACTATTCATTCCATTCATTTTTTTTCTTGCCATCAATCCAGCAAACGCTAATGGCTTAAGAATGAAAACAGTAAACAGTGTTCAATTGACAGTTGACAACGCCCTAACAAATAGCACCCGTGGAGCGAGCTCCTATAGCCTTACTACAAATGGTGTCACTGCATCATCTTTGGGTGGCCTAACACTTGGGAACAATGCCACAAGTGCAACGCTATCAGCTCCCACCATTGCTCAAACCACAGCAGGCCAGCCAACTTCTGTCCAAATGTCATTCACGCTTGGAGATAATGTTAATGCTGTTAATGCAGGTGTAGATGTTTCTAGTGATGGCTTGTTAGTGGATCTTCCAGCTTTTTCTAATGTTGTCTCACAATCTGGGGGCGTAAAATCTACCTTGGCCGGGACAGTAAGTGGCACAACTGCCGCTGTCGTGGCTGGAGGCGCAGGTACCAGTGCTATTGCTTCTATCTCAACTGAGCTGACTGTTGGAGATTGGTAGTGAAAAGATTACTGCTTTTACTTTTACTTTCTCACCCTGTAAAGGCAGTTCCAGTGATATCTAATTTTGTCCAAGGCCAGTCTCAAGTGACTACTGAGAGTACCCAGACTACGAGAGAAATTCAAAAGATTTATTCGTATTCAACGGGATCAACCTGGAGTGTTTCAGGTTTAAATATTGAACCAGTTTCAGCAGATCAAGTAATCAGCCCTACATATAAAACTATCAGTGAAAATACTATTAACAACGTAACAAGTACATGGACAGGAATTGATCTTGCAAATAAGCCATTATTTAAACAAACAATCCCAGGAGCAAATATGCAATACATGGAAACGATCAGTCAGCCTGGATTGACTTCTGTTCTGGAATTAGATAGGACAACGACTACTACATCTATTAGCACGAGCATCTCTACATTTAGTCAGTGAACTATAAATTTACACCTCTACTTCTTGCCTTAATTTGTAATCCTGTTTCAGCAGATAACTATAGTTCAACATCGGCCCCGACTTCTAATGTAAGTGGGTCAATTTCGAATATCGGGGTGATGAATATGCCTACCCGTCAGTTTCAAAATCAATATGGGAACGGGATTGTTTGTCAGGGTGAAACGTTTGCAATTCAACCCTATATCTCAACTAATATGAGTTTTACAAGACCATACAGAGAAACAAGTCCTCAATATTTATTTTCTAACGTAGATGCAAATGAGGATGGAGATCCAGACAATCCATCTCAATTAATTGGTGAAAGATATGCAGCAACTGGACAGAAAGATTCATTCGCCATTACACCAGGAATAAGCCTTTCATGGAATATTCCACTAGATAGACGCGCCCAAAAGTTATGTAGAAAACTGGCAGCAAAACAGGTTCAATTTTGGGAGAACCGAATTGCAGATCAACGCATTAGCTATGAATTAGGCAGGATAAAGCACTGTAAATCCTTATTGTCAGAAGGTGTAATAATTACAGGTAAGTTTGCGGCTATATGTTCAGACGTTTCTCTAGGATTGCCACCAAATTCTTTACCTCAACACCAGCACAGTATTACCCCTTTAGAGAACGACGTAAAGCCATAATTGCTCTGTTCTTATCTCTCTGAGCTAGTTTTCTATCATTATAACTTTGTACTTTTTCCTTTTTCCCTATCAGCTTAAATATTTTTTTTGCAATTTTTTTTGTGGCTGGTTTTACTATTTTGAGAAGGATTGAACTTGCAGGCTTAGCAGCTAAAACCACGGTTGCAGACACAAAAGTTGTTGCAGCTACGGAAAGAACCTGAGAACCTGGGGGAGTAAAATTCTGGGCTAATTCTCCGATACTTATATTCTGCCAAACTGTTTGACATTCACCTTCAATATCTCTTACATAGGCTTTAACTCTTTTAGTCTGTTGTGGCCCTAATGCTCCAATAGGCAAAGCATCAATAGGAGGACAATCTAAAGGGACATTCAATGCTAATTCTAATTCTCTTTTGTTGATTGCATCAAGGTTAAGATTCTTTGGCACATTGTTTTTTTTATCTTTTTTACTATCTTTTTTTACTGTTTCAGCTTTAGTTTCCTTCTCTGTCATTTCTGACAATTCATCACTCATAGCTTTAATATTTTCTCTTGCCTGTTCTTCAAATTGCTTTTTTAAATCTTCATTTAGTTTCTCTTTTTGTTCATCAGATAATTCATTTACAACTGAAGGGGTCAAGATCGGAGGGTTAAAAGAACCAAACTTAAAATCACAAAAGCTTGAATAACTTCCTTTATCGAAATTAAAAACTTCTTGTGTTGCAAAATCTTCCCTAGCTTCTACACAAGGAAGATCAATAATTGGCTTTGGGAAATTAAAAGTTAATCGTTCAACTGAAGGAATATTATTTCTTATTGGTAAAACAGCTATGTCAGGGATACGAGGTTGATTTATTCCTATCTCTTTAATTTCCACTTAGCAGTCATTCCATTGTTTGCTTACGTCAGAACCTAAGTTTCCCGCTGTTCGAGTTGCTTCTGAGAAAAACAGCGCTGCAAAAACTGGGCCAATAATAGGTACATGACTTATCGCTGGGGCAGTAGCAGCACCTACACCAGCTCCAACCATCTTTCCATTAGCCTTTCCAGTTAAACCAAGTTCTAAACACCTTTGCTCTTTCGCTGTTAACCCTTCAGATCCTTCTTCAATAATTGGCCTGTAAGCATAAGCAACTGTTTCTTTATGCCTGTAAGAATTTGATTTTTTTATCTTCCCATTAAAGGTTGGTTTCTCTTCTTCTATATCTTGATATTCAAGAAGCGTTTTTGGTGAATGCTGGTTTTGATTTATGGCCCAAGAATGTCCATCTTTAGTTGTGTCAGATCGAATTGAGAAACTTGAAAAGTCAGTAGAAGGAAGGTTGCTTGCAATTCGCTCAATTCCTGAGCTGTCTTTATCTGCCAGGAGTTTTAGTGTGTAAAACGAATTCCCAACTAGACCAAGGCCCAAGACCAAAGCCACAAGTTGGGATGTGTCTTTGATCATAGTTTTACCCCGCCAGTCATTGAGGGGATAGAGGGCACAGGAGGTAAAGCCTTCTCTACTAAATCAGGCAACGCCTTGTTAATAAGCCCCTCTATTAATTTCTCTCTGTTGAAGTAGCCATATAAACCAGCTCCAACAACAGATGCAGATAAAAGAAAAGAGACGACGCTTAAGCCATTAAAGATTTTACTCATTCTGTTTTCGTGGATTTAGCCTTAGTAGCTTTTGGTGCAGGCGCTGCTTTTACTTGCTCATCTGGTACTGTTTCAAAATGCTTGATTACCTTATCCCCTATTCTGGTTTCGGTGATTAGTTTTTCCATTTAAGATTAGTCCTAAGGAACACGAATCAATTCTAAACAATTGAATGAAAGGCAGCTCAAATTGTTTATAAGACAAGCATTCAGCTTGGAAAATATTTCTAATGACATCATAAAAAAAACTGATCCTGCACTTCTTCAAGCAATGGCAAGAGTCAGAGAAGTGGTGATGAGATTGCCAGAACCTTCATTAATGAGAGACATTGAATGGCGAAAGATGCAAACAGAAGTAGCACAAATATTAAAGAGCTTAAATGATCAATTTGCTGCAAATATCTTTAACGAGATGAGCTTTAAATATCCAGAATTAAGAGAACAAGCTCAAAAGATGATTGAGCAAATATCATCAACAAAAGTATTTCCTGGCACAGCAGGAGAAATAAGAAACCTCCCCTCAGGTGCAATTAGTCTTCAATCAGTTGAGATTCAAGAAAGTGCTAAAGCTGCAATCAATAGCGTAAAAGTAAACAATAAAAGGTTGGTTGATTTATTTGCCTTGCAAGATGCAGATATTGGAAGAATAGAAGTTTTACAAGATGTTATGACACCTTGGATAAAACAAAATTTAAAACCTATAGATTCAATTGTTAGAACAGGTATTTTACAAGGAGCCAGCACAGAATCTATTGCTGACAATATTGGAAAGGCAATGGTTCAAGGAGTCAGAAGAAGAGGAGAAGAAGGAATAAAAATGATCTTTACAGGAAATGATGCAACTAAAAGAATAAGGGCTCAATCTAAAGCTATAGCAAGAACAGCAATACAAGATTTAAACCGTCAAGTAAATGAACAGGTATGGAATGCAAATGAATTTAGCAGTGATTTAAGATGGGAATGGGTTGCTGCATTTGATTCAAGAACATGCCAAGTATGCGGCCCTTTAGATAATATTCAAAGAAAGAGTAGAAGCTCATTCCCTGACTATCCAATTCATGTCAATTGCAGATGTCAAGTAATATTGGTTGACCCAAGTGATCAAGATATAAGAGCAGGTATTGATGTAAGTCCAGAAAAGAAATTTGATAAAAAAGGTGGCAGAGAATATAAAACACAAATCAATGTGAAAGGTGAAAGATTATTCAGAAAAGCTTTTGATGTAAAAGGAACAAATCCAAGCTATGGAGATTTCTTGGCTCAGGCTGATAGAAAAACTCAAGGCATGTTTTTTGGTGGTGGCAATGCTGGAAGTATTAGAGCTGAAAGATTTAATTCATTTATTAAATCAGGAATGGAACCACGAACAGCTTTGCAAAAACTAATAACAAATGCACCAAGACCAACCCAACAACTTAGAAAAATAGATATTGAAAAGATTAAATTTAAGACGATTAATAAAGAACAATAAAAGCAAAATATAAATAAAAATTACTATTCCTTAGGGGTATTTAATATACTTAAGTCAGCTCCTGTGGAGCTTCTTCTTTATTCATACTCCATGTCAGAAAACGCCGAGGTGAACCCTGTGGGTGAAAGTCCTCAAGCCCCTGTGGGGTCTCTAGCCTCTGACCCTGAGATTCAAAGATTAAAAGCGCACAACGCGCAATTAATCCAAGAAAAGCAGTCAGTCAGTGCCAAGTTTGATGCTATGCAGAAACAGATTCGGGATCTGGAAAACCTCCAATCAAAGGCCAAGCAATCCAAGCTAAAAGAGCAAGGAGAGTTTGAATCTTTATGGAAGGAAGCACAAGAGAACAACGCTGGTTTAAGTAAAAAGATTTCTGATCTTGAGCAACAGCTACAAGAAAAAGAAAATCAATTTACTCAGCAACAAATTAAAGCAAAGGCTGTGTCAACTTTTCAGCAGGCTGGGGCGCAACAGCCTGACCACATGTATCAATTACACGCGGATAAATTAAGAATGAACGGTGAAAATTTAATGGTGGTAGATGGAGGCATCGAGACACCGTTAACTGATTTTGTCGGGAATTTGAAATCCACTGAAAGTCCCTTTGCTTATATGTTTAATAGTTCTGGTGCGAAAGGTATGGGTGCAGTTGAATCTTCTAAATCAGTTGGTGGTGGAGAAAATCCTTACTCAACTGGAAACTTTACTGAAGTGGTCAGATTGGAAGCTGAGAACCCCGAATTAGCCGCCCGATTAAGAGCACAAGCAGCCAAGTAAACTTTAACCCTTATATAAATGGGAATCTTTCAAGGCAACTCAGGGACAGCCCCTAATGCCAGTACGTTTACTTCTGATATCGATTCAGCTACACGGTTAGCTACATCAGCGCCGTTTGCTAGATATTTAACAGAAGAGATCTTTCAAAAAAGTGCATTTATTCAATCTGGTGTAGTCCAAGTTGACAGCCGTTTGAATAACATCACTGGAAGCCGCATTGAGCTACCGTTTTTCAATTCTTTTTCTCCTTATCTTCGTAGGGCTTTCTGCTGGTAACAGCAGGAATGGAGAGGGTGAATTGCTGGAAATCCTCCAAATTTAAAAGGACAATCAGCAGCCAAGCTAGACCACAATCTAGAAGGTTCAACGACTAACTCCCGACAGGCAACTGAGTAATGGAGACACGAGTGCCCTCCACAGAACTAGGTTTTACCCAAGCTGTGAAGATATAGTACTGAACTGCATCAATGGTAAAGATGCAGAACCGAGAGATAAAGAGCTCTCGGGATAACAAAATTGACTGAAGAAATTGTAAATTCGTCGGCCACCTGGGGGACCAACTCTGCGGGATTTTACACAACACAGAAGACGACAGCCAGTACTCAATACGCTACTATCACCACTCGCGGTTTTGCGGTGTCGAAAGATGATCTTTCAGCGGTGCAAACAGGAGAGGACGCATTAGCTAACATCAGAACCCAACTGGCTGCAGCTATAAACAAGCTTCAAACTTCCAAGTTGACATCTATGTTGACAGGAATTGTTGGACCTAGTGGGCCACTTGCAGCAACTAATGCTGTTAGTAAGGCAGCAACAACAGGGACATTGGCTGAAACCAACTACCTTAGTGCAGCCAATGTGATTGAAGCAAAATACAAACTTGGGGAAAAAGCTAGTGATGTAACAACCATTGCTGTTCATCCGCTAGTTGCTGCCTACTTAGAGCAAGTGGGATTATTAACTTTCTCTACTTCTTCACTTTCAACTGGAACTCAAATCCAATGGGGTGGGGGAGGCGTTAACATTGACAACACACAAGTTGGCAAATTTGCTGGCTTGAATGTTGTTGTTGATGAACAGCTTCCAATTAGAGGAACCTCAGGGCAGCATCAGCAATTCGTTTGTTATCTGATGTCAAACGGCTTAATTCGCACTGGCTCGCAGTTCCCTCTTTTGATCGAGGAAGAAAGAAACATCTTATCTCTGCAAAACAACATGGCTGTGACATACAACAATGTCATGCACGTCATAGGAACGTCTTGGGCTTCTGCCAGTGATGGTCCTGACAACACAGCGCTTGCAACTGCCAGCAACTGGTCAGCCGCTTTCACTGAAAAGAGAAACATACCTCTCGTAGAGCTAGTCGTGAACAGTCCGTTCGGTTCGACTATTTCTTAGTAGATTTTTCTATTAAGCCTCGCTAGGCTAAAGATGCTTCAGTTCCGATTTGCTGGGGTGGTGCTTGATTAAAAAAATGGTGGATTAGGGGGGCTTGCATTCCCCCCTTTTCCATTTGTATTTTTCTTTTAAACCTATGTGTGGACTTAAAAGGATGATGTTTTATAAGGGCACACCATATTCAAAAAATTCAAGGTCTAAAGTAATAAATCTTCCCCCTAGAGAGGCGCAATTAAAACAGTTACAATTAATTTTAATGGGCTGGAAACTTCTTTATTCCTATGACATTTGATTCAACGCTGGGAGGGAAAGACGCAACATCTTATATTCCAGTTGCTACAGCAGATAGTATTTTTGCTAATGGGCATCAAAACGATGAATGGGCTGCATTAACAACTGCACAGAAACAAACAGCCTTAATGGCATCTACCCAAAACCTTGAAGTCCTTTCTTTCCTTGGGGATCGTTGCTCTCCTGCGTCAGATGATGCAAATGTTGAACAAGCTTTGCAATGGCCAAGAAAGAATGCAAGTTGCAAAGGTATCTTAACAACAGCAACTGCAATTCCTTTCCCAGTGCGTCGCGCTTGTGCAGAATTAGCATTGGCGTTACATAAAGACTCAGATGCAATTATTGGAGGCGCAAACAATGAAACAAAAGGTTCTTTAAAGGTTCAACAATTAGGAGAATTAAAGCAAGAATTTTATGATGTAAAAGAAGGCGCTTCCATCAAAGTTGATGCATCTGGCCCAATCGTTTTACAAAGATTTCCCTGGTTAGTAGATGTTTTAAATTGCTGGTTAGTTGGTAGCTTTGGTGCAAGCAAAGTTCTTTTGAGGGTTAGAAGCTAATGGCAGCTCAACAAGATTCCTGGGCAAGACCACTAGCAAAATCGCTAGTAACTGCCTTTAAAGTCCCAAGCCTTTCTTTCATAAGAGTCTCAACCTCCTACAACACAACGACAGGAATTACAACAGATTCAGAAACTACTTATGCAGGAGCTGGAGCGTTAATAAAAACTACTAACGATAAGGAAACAGGTGAAAACTTTGGCATTGAAACATTGCATGCTTACATTGACATCCAAGGGATTGGAGATATTTGGCCAACTACAAATGATTTGATTTCTTATGACAACAGAATATGGAGGATACAAGCAATCGACCCTCAATATTCTGGTGACACAAAATACACCTGCAAAATCAGGGCATCAGCTAATTAAGCAGGGCAAGCCTCAGGATTATCAACGTCGTTTCCTTCTTCTTCTTCAATAAAAGAATTTAATTCATTTATTCTGCTTTGCTTGTCGTTAAATTGAGCAACCAACTCTAGACAAAGATTTTCTGCTTTTTGTCTGGAGGCGGTAGCTTCTTTGTGTTGAGCTTGTATAGATTCACATTCTTGAATTAGAGAATCACGTCTTTCAGTTAATTTAGACATAGAGAAAAGAATAACAATTCAATTGTAGGTTAAAGGGTTTCCCCTGACATTTACGGTCAACACTATGATTTCCAAGTACCCGATACGTTCGTATGAAACGAATCAACAGTTTTCCATGCACCATTTACTAATACTGAAGCGCTATCAACGGTTTTCCATGCACCGTTCACCAATACATAAGCATTTAGGGAAACACCTGCACTATTTAAAGCAGCAAAAGGAGTTGTGAAATCATAGTAATCAAGAGACTTACTTTCAATGCTTGACTTTGCATCAACTACAAAATATGGAGTCGTGAAAGCGTAATAGTCAAGACTTAGAGTTTCTGCCTGGGTTGGTAATGCCATTAGCTTTCCTCTTCAGTGGTTGCTTCTGCCTCCCTTAATTCTTTAGCCTTAGCGTCGTCCTCTTCCTTCTTCTTTTCCATCTCTTCATAAGCCTTTTTTGATTCTAGTGTCCTATCTATTTCAGGAGTTAAATCCTCAATTGTTTTATCTTTGGGGAGTTGAAAGATCATTCTCTCTTTAGTTTCAGAATCTACTTCGACTACATACTCTGTTAAACCATTAGTAAGAATTTCTGAATCAGACGAAATTAATGTGTAAGACATAGTTCTAGTAATTAAGCTTGTGTGGCTGACATATCATCAAAGATACCAAAATTCCAATCAGAAGTACCGTCACCATAGCGTAAGTAAACATCAACAAAACCTGCCGAAGTTGGAGTGAAATTGACGGTTATCTCACCCCAGGTATATGAGTTATTAGTCGCTGAAGATAAGTCATTCGTCAAGGAAGATCCCAGACCAACATTGGAGCCATCGACTCTCAAAATTACATGACTGGTAGTACCACCACCATAACCCCAGACAGAAACTGAAGCTTGCGACCCTGAATTGACTGCTACCTTTCCGACAAGAATCTCTTGAGTATAGGCGGTTTGACCAGCATTATAAAATTTCCATGATACCCCTGTATTTGTATGTCTATAAGTTGTATCTGGTTGAATATACCCTGAATTGGGGTAGGCGTTATAAACAGAATATCCTCCTGAATTTTTAAGTCTTAATAAAGACGTACCATAAACATAAAATTTATTTGAACCACCAGCCCAATCGATTGCAGTGTCTGTTAAGTCTACTTGCGATGAGTTAGTTAAGTAGACCTGAGCATCAAGATCACCTGAATTCGTTGTAAGCTTTCCGCCACTTACATTTAGACTATAGTTGTAATTACCCGCATTCTCGCCTGGATGACAGAGACCAGGAGCAAACTGTATCTGATTATCTATGCTACCTATCGTAAAATTCCCACTATTGGCTTGAAAAACGGGGGAAGTCTGTTTAGCATCGACCGTATGAAAAATATATCCACTACTATCATTACCTAACACACCCATATTACTTCCATTGTATGAAACGTTTAAAGTCTCAGCCTCTATTGCTGTAGCGAGGGAGTTGTAGGCAAGAACAAGAGCTCTGTTTCTAGTATGTGAAAGGTAGAGGGATTTGAAAGGCGTATATCCATACATATATTCCAGCCTTAACGCTTCCCCACTATTACAAGTAGACCTAATTTTAAAGAAGTCTCTATCTGCGTATGCACAAGGAAGATTGTAGTTATAGCTAGGATTTACTTGTAATGCTTTCATGTAATTCGCTGTAATACCGTACACACAATTAGTACAGTGATTAACCACAAATTTCCAAAAACCTAAAGAACTTTGGCTATATATTCCATAATTGTCGCAATCGGTAAAAGCAAGTTGATTAAATTCTGGGTAATAAGTACTAGATTGCACATTCATTCCCTTATAGAATCGAACAAAACCCAACCTCTCTACCTTTGGATAATAAGCAGGGTATTGCACCTCTAAACAAGTACCTCTTGTAATTACTCCATCTAGATACGACATCGCACCAGTAGGCTGAGTAGACATTGATGTTCTATCCCACCCACCGCTAAAAGTTGTAAAGTATGGTGGAACTGCATAAGAAGAAGTCCCCTTGTGAATCCTGAACCAATAAGTACTAGAAGACAAATCTTGAGTATTGACCTGAGCACTATCTCTCTTTAACGTTTCACGCTTATAGATATCTGCGTTATTATTTGAAGCTGACCAAGAACAGGCTAATCCTTCTGCATAGTAGTTATATACATCAGCCTGTGAGTTAGCCCTACAAGAATGCAACATTACTCTTGTTCCATTAATTGATTCGATACCAAACCAATCAGGATCTGAAGCCGTATTTAATCCAATTAGACTGCTATGGGTTAATGAGTCGGCTGACGAACTAGCTTTACAGGCAATAATATTTCTAATCTTAAAGTTATAACTGGTTTGGGTGGAATAATCGGTGTATATAGCGACAGATTGAATACTTGAATTTAAAGCACTGCCAAAATCCTTAGTAATATTAACCCAACCTCCATCTCTTGCTCCTCTAGCTGATAGATCGATGGAATGCACGGGTGTTTGGCCTGCTGTATCAGTGCAAAGTCTTAAAGAATACTTCCCTGGTTCATGCCCTCCGCTGTTGTACCCAAGTGTTCTGTACCTTAAAGAAACTTGTTGATAGCCTGAAAGATTTAATGTACCTGTAGCCCAGTAAGCACAAAGAGTACCAGATGCGGTGCTAACAGGTATGGTAAAAGTATCACTTTCATTGCCTTCGCAAGTATTGCCGAGGGCATACCAATTATTAGTTGGCACTACATCGTGAGATGCACTACATCCATTAGCAGCAGTCCAACCACTCGTATGACCAAAACATGCAATATTTTCAGTAACTGCTGAACTTAATTGAACTCGCCTACCCGATAAGTTTACAAACTTACCTAAACCAAAAGAGCTACTACCATTGGTACTACCTGTATAACCATCAATCGTAAAAGTAGTAAGATCTACCTTTGTTATCTCGTGGGTTCCATTTAGTTCTGAATAAATGGAATCAAATACATAAATCGTATCACCAGTATTTAACTGGTGTCCCATGTAATAAGTGCCAGTAGAATCAAGAGAACCGTTATATGTAAAACTACTAGCACCTGTTGTGGTACTAAAAACAGCAGAAGTAAAACTTTCGCCTTGGGTCCATCCTCTTTGCCCCAGTAACTGAACTTTTCCACTACCAATTAATGTTGGATCAGGAGAAGCAATAAACCTAATCTCATCTGTTGCTCCCCAATAGCTCTCTTGTGGAGTCTTCCATCTCTGACTAAAAGAGGTTCCTGCGTTATTATCATTTCCGCCCTCTGGATCAACGTAATAAATAGTCATGGTAAATAGTTAGTAAAAGTGATAAATAGAACAGGTAGATTTACGGTGTGTATACAAGATATAGATCCCCGTCCGCAAATCCCGTAGTCGTCGAAGGCGCAGCTGTAGCAGTGGTTATTCGCCTCATTCCGTTTGCTGAACTTGCAACACTGTCAGCCGTTACAGTTCCAGTGACAGTAGCACCTGCTGACGTTGTTTCAAACTTCTTATTATTGTTATAGCTAAGTAATACGGCTCCGTTCTCATTCAATTCAGCCATCCATCCGCCTGATTGTCCTTGTATCTCTAATTGACTGGCTTTAAAATGTAAATCTCCTGTTCCTCTATCTTCAATAATACTGTGTGAACCTGTATGCTCAATCCTTAAATCTCCTGATGCACCAAGTTCTAATCTTGCATCATCTGCAAATCTTAAAGTGCTGTCAGATACGTCCCAAACACAATTCTTACTGCTTGTTCCTGTAAAAGTGACATCTGTTGTAAATGTTCCTCCAGAGGGAAGACTTGATGTAGGTGTTGCCCAAACGTTGTCACCGCGAAGGAACGTTGAATTGGAGGCACTTCCAGAAGTTCCAAGTCTCGCTACAGGTATTTGTCCAGTATTAGTTGCATCAGCTAAATCTAGGTGGGTTATAGATGCACCGTTACCACTAAAATTATCGGCAATTGCTGTTCCTGTTATCGTTACCCCTGTAGTACTTGTGGCAAGACGAGTTGTGTTGCTGGTATCTCTAAGACCACAACCAGAAACAGAATCAAAATATGCAATATAAGAACTCTGTGCGCCGTTCCATATCCAAAGACCTCCATCACCTACGACTCTCGTATAAGCATTATTTTCAGCTTTGAGAATGTTGTAAGTACCATCGTGGTACATCGAAAAATCGTTACTAGCTCCAACGCGAATTTTTGAACTATCAACAGGTAGGTCTAAATTTGTTCCATCAAAAGTAAGGTTTGCTTCTGCTTCGAGAGTATCCTGTGTAGAAGATCCTGTAATTAACCGATTATTGGCATTATTATTAATCGTTGTTCCTGAGACGGGCAGATTGGTTAATAGTGAGCCGTCGCCTTGAAATTTAGCAGCAACCAACAGACCTGAACTGGGGTTATAAGTTAAACCTGTATCGACTTCGCCGTCTTGATAAGAACTAGACCCATCAACAAAGACTGGATAGACAGTTTCATCAGCGTTGTTTGCAGTGACCGTAAACTGGGTTGCTGATGCAGCGTTACCACTAGTGTTTTGGTTTCCTTGAGCGTTAACACCAGGAAGATTTATATCAGTAGTACCATCGAAGGCAATACCACCAATATTTACACTCGAAGCTAAAGCTGTTGCAGTAGCAGCGTTTCCATCAATAGAACCTGAAATCGTGTTGGTGACAGTTAAATTTGCAAGAGTGCCAACTGAAGTTAAAGAAGACGAGGTTACTGTTGAATTTAAAGTAGATCCCGTCAACGTTCCAGCCGCTGCAGTCACTGTGATATCGACAGAGCCATCAAAGGCAACACTATTTATCGAACGTGCATTCACTAGCTTGGTAGCTGTATCGGCGTTTCCATTGAGATCACCTGTGACATCTGCATTAATGCCACCACTAACAGTTAATGATCCGAGCGTCCCAACACTGGTCAAACTAGAAGCGGTGACGTTACTTGCCAGAGTGCTTCCGGTAAGATTTGCAGCCGCTACATCGATAGCGTCACTTGACCACTCAAGTTGATTTGCGTTCGATGCATTCGCTTTTAATATTTGACCTCCAGCAGGTGCGGTTGAAGGCCAAACCAAGGAAATATCTGAGGTAATAGCGTCAGGAGCTTTGAATGAGATGTAGTTAGAACCTGGACTTAATTCTGTGAATCTGATCTCCTTGGCATCCCCGA